AAGTTCAGCCTCCACGATGCGCGTTGCGCGCTTCCCAGAGCGGCCATATTCCTCGTGCCTGATGCGCCCCGTTGCGAACAAATCATTCATGGCATCGACAAATGCAGAGCGTGAAACGCGCTCCGCGCGCTTGTCTTTTGCGAATACTGTGGGGGCGTAATATGGCCCGCCATTGGCGTTCACATTGCGCCCTTCGTCGGTGTATGCGCGCAGCAATTTGAGGAACACACGAGCGGCTTTCAGGCTCGTGCCGTTGTGATCCATAGGCGACTTGTCGCCTTCTGGAATGAACGCCCCATTGTGCCAGCGGATGAATATTTCATTTCCAGTTTTGCCGTAGTTTGCTTTCTTGGTGGACAGGCGGCGCTGGTCTGGATCGGGTTCGTATCCGTCTTCCGTGATACGCTCGATGTAGAGACGGGATCGCACGGAATTGCTCCAAGCGGTCGAGCCAGACAGGCCGGAACCGCTGGAAATGCCCGTCAGTGACGGGTGGGCAAGAAGCAGGATAGTGCACTCATGGCGCAAGGCCAGGCCGCGAAGGATGCCGATAAATTGGCGCGCTACGGCGCGGTCATTTTCCTGCCCACTGTGGAAGTCTGCGAGGGTGTCCAAAACCAACAGGCGGGCACTGTGGTCGCCTATGGTCTGGTCAAGTTCGGCAAGAAGGGGTGTGGTTTGCAAGGTGCCTTGGCGGCTATCAGCGACGGCTAGAAGAGCGTCTTCGCCTGCAAGTGACCGCATGATCAGGTCGGATAGATCACCAAGGCTGTGGCCGGATTGATGGGCTATGTCTGAAACGCGGCGGTGTAATTCGTCGCGGTCGTCCTCGGCGCTGATGTAGATGGTTTTGCCGGATGCGGGGTGCATACCGATCCATTGATCTGCGGCGGCTGTAGAGACTGCCAATTGCAGCGCCAGGAGCGACTTTCCAACGCCGCCATCGCCGCCAAGCATGGTGACTTGGTTTGCAGGTATCAGACCATCAACGTGCCACTGTCGCGCAGGCGGTGTGATGCCGTCGAAGTCTGACGCCGGAAAGAACAAACTTGTACGCTCAGTGGCTGGTGGCGCGGATCTCATGGACCGAACAAGCGCGCCAAGGTCTTCGCCTTCGGCGTCTGCTGCATCCCACTTTTCCGGCTTGCTGGTGGGGATGCTGAGAACGGACACGGCAAGCGCGCCGTTTTGTTCCAAGTAAGTTTTCAGCTTTTGCGCGTAGTCTTTTCCGGCTTGATCATTGTCAGGCCAAATGACGACCTTGCGCCCTCTGAGCGGCGTCCAGTCGGTCTTTTCAATGGGGGCATTCGCTCCGCCCATTGCGGTTGTTGCGTCAATGTTCTGCGCAATCAGCGCGTCTGCCGCCTTCTCGCCCTCCACAATGACAATTTCGGGCGCGCGGATAATGTTTGGGAGGTTGTAGAGGGGCCTAGTTTCTGGATGGGTGTATTTCCTGCGCGCGACGTCCCATGGGCGAAACGTCTTTTTCGCTTCCCCATTCTTCTCCCAATCATACCGTTCGACTTCGGCAACAATGCTGCCGTTGGCGTCGTGGTACTTATAGACTTGAGACGGAACGCCCCAAGCCTCGCCCCCCTTCGGGCTTTTTCGCGTTGGTGTTCGGCGCGGTGTATTAATGGCCGCACCAGTGTACTCCCCTGCGTCCTTAAGTGTCTCTCGAAAACTGGCTAGACCACGGGCCGCTTTCCATAGGTCGAAAACGTCCCCGCCTTCGCCTGTGGCGAAATCATGCCACAGGCCAGCCTTTTGCCCTTGCAGTTCAACGCTCAGGCTTTCCCCGGCTTCGCCCTCGATGCTGCCGATGTAAAACTTGCGGCCTTTCGGGTCTGCAAAGCCTTGCGGATAAAGATACCCTAGGACGCTTTCCAGGCGCGATGTCAGGGCGCTGAATACATCGTCTCGGGTGTATATGCCCTCCGATGCCCATTGCGGCACCTGTGGCGCGTCTGTGGCCTGCGCTGATGCTGTGTTGAAGTCAAAAAAGCTTGTCACCAGCACACTCCATGGAAAGGGCAGAACTTGCAAACAAAGCTGGCTGGATCATCAGTGGCGCGCGGAAGCGTTTCGTTGTGGTCGCAGGCGGTCAGGATGCGCGCGGCCTTGTCGATACTTTCCTGCGCAAGTTGTTGGTTGAACGAAACAAGTTCCAGATGGATTTCCATCGTGTCCGCATTCAGGGCGGTAAAAAACGCCGGGTTTTCGGCAAGCTGCATGTAGGCTTGATATGTCGCCAATTGAGCGGCGTATTTTGGATAAGCCTTTGCAACACCATGTCGCTGAAGCTGGCTGAAGCCTTTGTTTCCAAGAACCTTGTTTTCCCACAAGGCCGGGTAGGCGAAACCATCAGGGCCATCAGTTATGACCCCATCAACATGGCCCTTGAACCGCCCATCGCAGTCCTCGAATCCAAATTGCTTCTTGTCCTTTCCGTGAGTGCGCAATTCAAAACCTGCGGCCCTGATCCATTCAATCATCCATTCTTCGCCTTGGTGGCCACGGTGGAAGATGCGACGAGTTCGCGGTGTAAAGTCTGCGCCTTCATCCTTGGGCGCATTCTGATATTCGTATTGCAAGCGGCGAAGACAGGTTTCACCGATGGCAGAGCCGCCGAGATATTCCCGGCGCGCTTCCTGTTTAGCCGCTTCGTCAATCGCTTGGTCGATCAGGTCAGTGAAGCGGCTAGCAAGCGTTGTGTGGCTGTTGAAGTCCATAACCATAACGCCACCTCAAAACGGAATTTCGTCTTCAAGGGTGTCGTGCAACTGGTCCTTAAGGCTTTGTTGGACTCCATCATGCGCGGTGCGAATCAACCCGCAGATTTCATCCTTGGAGAAGCCATTAAAGGCTTCAATCTTTCCGATTGATTGCAGGTATTCAACTACGGGTTGGCGGGCATCTAGAATAGACTTGATCTTTTCTTCGTTGCTCGGGGTTCTGATCATTTTTTTGCTCTTTCGCTTCGACGGGAAACACCCGCATACGGTATGGGGATCGTGAGGAAGTCCCCGCCAAGGGAACTTCCCGAGATTTATCCCGCAAATCCCACAAGAGAACTCAGGTCGCTCTCGGTTGTGTCTGCGGTGCATCCGTTAATCGCTCTCTGTGTTACCCACCCGACAAGGCAGGCTGTTGCGAGTTTCCGCAGATCATCCCTGTTCAAGGAGCCAAGCGGGCGGCTATGGTCCCACTTGCTCAATGGACCTTCGATCATCGTTTGGACGGCGCGATCAAGGGCTTGGGCGTCTGCCTGATCGGCAGGGGAAGGGGGACGCTTTTGCGCCCCCTTCTTGCTCATTGCGCCCAAGCAGGCGTTGTGCCCGCAGAGGACTGCGTTGACTGCTGTGGCGGCGGTGCAGAGTTGGTCGAAGCTTGCCCATTGATCAGCGCGGCATAGTCCTTGTGCGTTGCCGGGATGACGGTGTTGATCTTGTTCTTGTCGCCGTATTCGCTGCCTTCTTCGGCTTTCTCGACGTCGATCTGCGCGACGAATTCCAACCCGTCCAAGTCTGCAAAGCCGCTGATCTGGCGCGCTTTCATGGCTGCTTCGCTGGCGTCTTGAGGCTTGACACCACGCGCGCTTTCCAAAGCGGCGCGAATGAAGCTGCGCCCCATCTGTTCCCATTTCGGTCCCTTGACAGAGTGCAGTCCAATCAGCGTCCACACCTTGCGCTTGTTGTACTTGCCGCCGATCACGGTGAATTCGCAGTCGAGATAGACAGCGCCAGTGTTGTCGCTCCGCGTAGCGTATCCGCCAGTCCAGCCTTTGGCCGGGTCGTCATAGCCACCGGGCCGAATTTTCATGTGAACCTTGGCCAGCGTCTTGTGCGGGATGACGTCGCCGCCGGTCTGTTCTTCTGCGTTGGAAAAATCCATCCAAGACATTGTGTTGCTCCTTATGCTGCTTGGGTGTCTTCGGGAATATCGGTGACAAGCGTGTCGTGACGCTTGCCGTTGGTGATCTTGGCAAACAGTTGGCCAAGGTGCGGTTTCTCGATTTGTTCGAGCCGCCCGCTGCGGTCCTTCGCCGGGTATCCCCACAGATTTGGCGAGGTGCAGATCAGACCGCGAAACTTTGCGTCTTCGGTCTGAATTTCCTGATATGTGATGACCTGATCAACAATGCCGGGAAGTTCGCGCCCGACCTTGGACCCTTCAATCTGCGGAACCCACTGTGTGCGCCCGTAATCGTCTTCCTTCTGGTCAAGGATGCCGACGAAAACGATATTGCGGCTGCGAGCGTGTTGAAGCTGCGACAGCCACGCCAGCATTTCACGCCCGTGCAGGCCATAAGCGCCGCGCGTGTCAGGCTTACCAGTCTTTTCGCTGCGCGCCTCTGGCTGGCCCTGTGCCCATTGAAAGCACAGGCGACCGGCGACCGTAATGGAGTCGATGAACACCGTGTCATAGGCCGCAAATTGCTGCGCGGCACCATCAGCGTTGACGTGATTGAAGTGCGCTTGGCTGTAGGGCTGTTCATCGCGCAAGGCCGGGTTTGGCCCTGCGATTAGCGCCGCCAAGGTTCGGCAATCATCCCAAGTGCGTGGTCGGATTGCGTCACCTGACCACCCTTCGACGGCAAGATCGCCCGCTTCCAAATCGAAGAACAATGTCTTCGCTGGATCAAGCGTTTTCAACAGAGTTGTCTTGCCGACGCCAGACGGTCCAAGGATCACGGCCTTGATGCCGCCTCGCTCCTTCATTCTGTCTGATGCTTTGATAATCTGCATGTGTTTGCTCCTTCACTGCTTTGCCCATTTGCTGCTGATGGTTGACGCCGGGGCGCAGCGGGCAGAGCAAGCCCTTGGGGCGATGCCCCATCCCCGGCGTCTATTCATGTCGCCAACCCCTCCCGACACAGGTAGGCAAAGCCTTCTAGATCAACATCGATCAAATGCCGGTCTTCGGCTGACCACTTCTTGCGGCTGATGCATTCCATCGCGGCGCGCAGCTGGACGCGCACCATTGTCGGCTTGCGGTCGAATTTGTAGATCACGGCGGGGCGTTTTCTGGCTTCCAGCGCGGCGCTGTGGGCCTGCTGCCACCAAGCGGTCAGAAAACCGCCGCCCGCATAGCGCTTGCATTCGATCAGGAACGGGAAGGCGTCCACGTCGCAAATCAGGTCACCCCGGTCGCGTTCGCGGTATTGGTCCAGGTCGCGCTTGAAGTTGATGCCCAAGAGGCGATGCAGTTCCTGCGCAATTTCACGCTCGAACGCCGCGCCTTTGTTTCGCGAGTTGGTCAATTGCGTTCCTTTCCAAAATCGCCGCCGGGGTCTTACCAGGATGCCCCGGCGGCTAGTTGGCCGCGCTACAGGGAGGAAAAGCGCGGCGAGAGGCCCATCAGGCGGGCGTCAGAATGGCGGGTCCGGCTGTTCTTTCGTCGGGCCTGTCCACATGGGTCGCGGCGCGGAAACCGGCTTTGGGCGGGGCGACATGACGCCAATGCGGCTCACCTGCGCCTCGATGTGATCCGGCAGGCGCGCGGCCTTCGCGGCCTCAAGGGCGGCGACGAGCGGGGCGTTGGGGGTCATGCTGCGTCTCCCCGAGCGATGTTTGAGGCGATATCCTTGACGACCGCGCGCCACATAAACGGCACGTGGTCACGTTGTTGCCACATGTAGACGGCATCGCGCGTCAGTTGGCGCGGCGCGTCGGGGTGGATGCTGGCGCGCTCCGCAAAAGTCGCGGCCCCGCCCATCTTTGCTATCAGTTCTTGCGGATACTTCATGGCTACCTATCTAACATTATGTCAGATGGGCAGTCAAGAACAACAAAACAGCAGATTTTCACCGCACAGAAGGTGACGTGATATGCAGACTGCCACCTGCAATAATCGGCTCATGCCAGCAAAGAAGCCGCCAAAATCAGTTTCCCCGCACCGGCAAGCGTTCGCTAACCGCTTGTCAGCCGCTCGAATTGCAAGCGGGTTTGAGACGATGCGCGACTTTTCTGAGGCTTTAGGAATTTCAGAGGCTAGGTATCGTCGCTGGGAAGCGGCGGAAACAGAGCCTGATTTAATGCACTTGCAGAAGATCGCCAGGATAACGGGCGTTTCACTGGACGTTTTGATTTCAGGCCAGCGGCCATCGCACAACGCAGCTTGATTCCTTGACCGCACGAGAATGCGCTGATTTTTCGCCTCTTGCTATCTAACATTCTGTTTGACTGCCGTCTGCGGTTTTGTTACATACTCCCCATCGCCGCCGAATAGCCCACGGGCCGGATCGCGGCACAGATGGAGGATAGAGAGATGACCATCAGCGAACTGATCAAGATCCTTGAAAGTCAGCTTGAAGCGCATGGTGACGTATTTGTCGAACGCCATGACGGGCGCGAACCCCTTGGGGTGGCTGGCATTTTCGAAGAGGGGAAGAAAAACCCCAAAGTAATTGCGGTGAAAATCCAATGACCCGCCGCATTCTGATCACGCCCGAGGGCGACGCCTTTCTTGACGGGGATTTGCACGACGCCACCGGCTACGTGCTGGAAACCGACATGCACTGGCACGACAACCTGCCCGCGCATGTGACGCCCTGCCCTGATGAATGGCCGGTTTCAGCTTGGGAGGTCGCGCGATGATCTCCGAGACGCGCCCCGAACTGTTCATCGGTCTAGCCAAGGTCAGCACCTTTCGCCGCGACCGCGACGCCCTGCGTTCTGCTGTCTATGCCAGCGGTGACGAGGCGGTTCTTGCGGCATGGCGCAACTTCGAGCGTTGGACCGACTGCATCAATCCGAACCCGAAAGGCGGTGACGCATGAGCATGTCAGTTTGCATTCACAGACCTGTTGAGGTTGCCGCAATGAGCGCTGGCACAGCTAATTGGGTCGCGTTCTATGACAGCAACGGAAGCCGCGTTGACGTGTTCTGCGAGAACGCAGAAGTCGCGCAGGCCACGGCAGACGCCTTCAATGACGCCATGGCCTACAGCCAAGCGGAGGCCGATCATGAGCCTGCTTGACGACGCCGATGCCTTGGAGCGCCACATTCGCCGGGGCGGCACCTATCAGGGCTGGCTGTATGGCACCGAAAAGCCATTCCCACCAGACGCCCGTGATGAACCACTTGACCCGACTGCCTCTATGACACCTGGCCGCGCTTGGGAAGCATTGCGCGGAGACTGACCGAATAGGCCAGCGCGACACCACGCGCGGCTTGCCCGGCGGGGGCGCATCCTCCCTGTCCTCGCCGGGACCAAAACAGGAGTAACCGAAATGATCCGCCACCTTATCCGCCACACGCTGCCAGCGGCCCGCGCCTTTGACTGGCGCGACACCGCCGCAACCTTGTTTCTTCTCGCGCTGACCGTGGGCGCGCTCATGTTTGGAGGATGATGATATGACGAAAGTAAAGCACACGCCGGGGCCTTGGCTTGCGATTGAAGAAGGTGGGGCGGCTGAACCCGCGATTATTTCAGGCGATGAAATCTATATTGCTTCTGCCCATGTTGGCATGAAGGATTGGGACAGTGTGACGTGGGCCAACGCCCGCCTGATCGCCGCCGCGCCTGACCTTCTGGAAGCGCTGGAGCTTTGGCGCGCGAAAGTCTCCGGCCCCGGCGCTGTTTCCATGCAAACGCTTTTGCACATGACTGACGCCGCCATTGCCAAGGCAAAGGGTGAAGCATGACAGCCCGTGAAATCATCGAGGCGCGCCTGGGCCACCCACTTCCGCTGACGCGCGACCTTCGCCCAGATGAAAGGGAAGCAATCAAGAAACTCGCTGTTCAGCTAATTCGGATCAAAGGGGAACCCAAATGACCGACGACAAACGCAAAGATGGCGGGCCTGCATACCCGACATATCACCATCCATTAGACGACTCCGACCGTAAAGGCATGACCCTGCGCGACTGGTTCGCGGGGCAGGCGCTTGGATCAATACTTACACAAGAAATAGCAGGTGCGGCGGAGAAAATTGTCTGGGCCGAACTGGCTTACCAATATGCCGACGCCATGCTTGCACAGAGGGAAAAGCCCAGTGACTGATCTGACACCGGAAGCCGTGAAGGCGGCGCTTGATGGGGCGACAAAAGGCAAGCGGGTGCAATTCCACCCAGACTATTGTGATGAAGCAAAAGGCAGCGACTGGAAAACATGGGATACAAGCCACGACACAAGCGTTATTCTTCGAGATGGGAAGCGCTATAAAGGTTACTCCCACCACAAGCACGCCGCAGATGCTACCCTTGACAACATTGCCCCCGACCTCGCCCGCGACTGGCTGCGGCTTATGGAAGAAAACAAAAAGCTACGCGCGGAGTGTTCCGAACTGTGGAGCGCGAGATTGAACCCATACGAGCAGCCGCAGGTGCAAACTGCGGCGGGCTTTGATCTGTCGGACTTGATTGAGTTTCACAGCGAAGTCCGCGCCGCCATTGACCGCGCAGCCGTGGAGGGGAAGTGATGTTCACCCGCCGCAACCCATCCGCCGAACGCCTGGGCCTTCGCAACATCGAACGCCGTGAGATCGACGAGGCCCGTCGCAAGGACGCGGAACACCGAGAAATGATGCTGGAAGCCATGAGAGGCTTGGGCTTCGAGGCTTGCTGCGAGACCTTCGCCGGTCACGTCATGGGCAGGCCAGACGCCAGCCCGCAGGACAAGCACCGCGCGTTCCAAGAAATGGAGCGGATCGCGTTTGCCGATCTGCCCGCAGAATAGGAGAGAAATCATGAGCGAGTGGCAACCGATAGAGACCGCGCCGAAGTCTTCAAAGGCCATTCTTGTTCACTGCGGCGATAGGCGGAATACATATGCGGTGACATGGTTCAGGCTTTACGAAGGCTGGGCGATTTTTGGGGGTGGCGCACTTAATGAAAAGCCCACCCACTGGATGCCGCTCCCCGCCCCACCCACCGAATAGCCGCTCACTCACGGACGGCTTCCCCCGGCATTCATTCGCACGGTTGCCGGGGGCAACCAACATCACCGCACCCCCAGAGCGGTGATCCCCGCCGCCGGAAACCGGGACACGCAAGGCGGCGGGGGCTTAACAGAAGGAAGGAAAGACGGATGAACGTTTCAGCATTGAGCAAGGCGCAACAGCTTGAGGCCGTGTGGGGACCGATGGACCACGAAGGCAACCAGTCGGGTGGCAGAGTCGGCTATCACGGCATTCAGTGCATTCTGGTCACGCAACTGGCCGGGCCGATGGGGTTCTATGACGTGGCCCGCGTCATTTATGACGACAGTATCGGAAGGGGAGATGTCTACCTTCCGCTTCACATGATGGAACACATCGAAGCGATGCCGCCGCAAAAGCAGGACTGAACCCATGACCGCACAGATCGCCACAGCCGATGACTTGGCCGCAGTCCACGCGGAGCTGCGCGCAATCCGGGAACGCCTGGACGTACTCGCCCCGCCGCGCGAGTGGGTCGGCGTTGCCACCTATGCCGCAATGATCGGCGTCAGCAAAACGACGGTCTACCGCAAGATCAAATCGGGGGAACTGCAAACCCGAGGGAACGGGAAAACGAGAGAGGTGAAGGTGTGATTGCTGTCTGGTTTTCATGCGGTGCAGCCC